AGGTACTTGGTTTCTTACACTCTATTCCAGAGTGCAAAACCGTTCTGCAAGGCGACCGACGCTCAGCTGCCATGGAGTTGTTCATGGAGCTTCAAAAAGAGCACGGTCAAGGGACTTATTGTACGGAGCCCCGTAAGATCGTATCCAGCGATCTTACGGCGGCTACGGATCTCCTTCCACTCGATTTAGTCCGAGTGGTCTGGGAAGAGCTGTTGGAAGCTCTCAATACTCCCGAATGGGCTAGAGAGGTCGTGTACTCATGCATAGGACCGTAGTGGTTAGAGTACCCAAAAGACTCCTTAGGAGAAGGAAATAACTCAACCGAGTTTCTTTCTCACCGAGGAATTCTTATGGGCCTACCTACTACATGGATCACCCTATCCTTAGTACACCTCTTTTGGGGCAAAATGGCAAGCAGCTATTGTGGTCGGGTTTCTCAGCCGTTCAGATTGTGTGGTGATGATCTTATTGGTTTCTTCTCCTCGAAGATGGTTAATAAGTATCACGGGATAATCGAACGGTGCGGCGGAAAGCTCTCCAAGGGGAAGCACTTCATCTCATCGAGATGGGGATGCTTTACAGAAGAGCTTTTCAAAGTAACCTAGGTTAAAAGGAAGGTACCGTTGAAGAAGCGGTACATCACCTAGATTGCCGAACCCGACGTGAACCTTTATGGGGACCCCATTACCGTATATAACCCTATATACGTCCATAGGATGGTCTATGCACACTCCCTTGCCTTGAAAAGGTGGAGTAGTGCATTCCCCATAAAGTCACTGGTCGATCCAACCGGCTCTTAGCAGACCGAGTGCGGTCCTAATGCCCGTGTCTCGACACCTTGGTGGTTTACGCTGGGACCAGCGGCTTCCGAGATCTACAAAGTAGATCCTCGTCGGCCAGTGGCTAGCGTTATAAAATACCTCCACCCAGATGTATATGAGAGGGCACGTGCGTGGGGATTTAGGTCTCCCTGCTTAAGCCGAGAATTCGGAGGGTTTGGTCTACCTCCGAAGGATCGATCACAAAAGAAGCTGCGGCACTTAGAGGCGTATTCTCGTCTCTCTGTACTCTCTTTGCTTGGGAAGGCGGCCAGGTGGAATCCTAACAAGGATATTTCCGACCCCTGGAAGCTTTAGCCTACGGCTGAAGCTTACCTGTTCGCTAAAGAGTGTACGGATGCTGATTGGAACCTGTCCGACAAGGGCAAATAGAGGAATGATGTCCGGGTACAGCGTGCAAGCGCAAACTGTCCACCTGGATACACCTCTCTGG